ATGCTTCTTTTATTTTCATAATTATATCTTTCTGTTGAATCTATTTTTAACACGGGTCCCTGGTTTATGCAACTTAAAAGCTTGAGGCTTGTTGCTTGAGGCTTGTTGCTTGACGCTCAACTCTTTAAAAAATTTCCGGCAATGGTCCAGGTAACCTTGCGGCAGCTCCTGATGCGGCCGCAAGAAATAATGGGTGAGATCGTTATTCTTTATCTTCATCCGGGAACCTTTTTGCCATCTTCTCCTGGTCCAGCTTCACCAGTCTCAGGACCTCTTCCAGGGCGTCCGCTATTCGCATTAATTGCGTAGCTTCACCCGTTGTCCAGTTTCTTTTATTTTCATTATCCATAATTATTCCTTTCAATTGTATCCTATACTATCCTGACCCAGCTGTCAAGCGCTTGCTGCTTGGAGCTTGTGGCTTGATCCTTCAATCATATACCAGCAACGCCATCCTGATCAGGGAACTCAGCGTTGCTGGTCCAAGTATCGACGCTACCCTTTCAGGTCACTGCTTAGGTCCAGGGAAATGCCAAAGGCAAGATATGTACCCCTAACTTGGTCATCATTAGCAGGACCCTGAGTTGAGGCCGGCGTGCTTTATTTTAACAGCCCGGGCAACAGGCCTAACAGGTTATCACCTGTCAGGGTCCAGCAAATAATATTCACAGGACCAGTCCGAGAAAAAATTCTCGCTCAGCCCTCAGGCCTAGGACATGGTCCAGCAAATAACAGGACCATTACACAAAGTCATAGGTAATGGTCCTTTGATCAGTCACTATGCTACGAGGGGGGTTACCGGCCACAGTTTCAGGTAACATTCGGGGATCCCTTTACCGCCCACCTTGTTATAGTGTTTATCTCCACAGTCAACAATGACTGATCCCAGATCCAATTCTCCGGCAGTGCCGGGTCCAGCATTTTACTGGCAATTGGATCAGGGATCAGTAGCACTCAATGGCTCTCTTCCAGAGTGCTAATGATCTCTACTTGTTTAGAGTAATTAATATATAATCCTTGACAATCCTATTGTCAAGTAGTAAAACAAAAAAATAAAAATTAATTAACAGAAAGGTCAAAATGACAAAAATAAGAATGAATACAGAGTTGCGAAACAAACTCTTTAATAAAATAAAAAATGTCTTTGAAAATGAGGACACACAAGAACGAGAAGATTTCTTGTCAGCAAGAGAGAGTGTTGATTATCATTATGACATAGCACACAAACTTGCAAAGCAAGTAGTTGAGAGATCATATCCACCAGAAGATGTTTCTGTGTTGCGTTCTTTCAAAAAGAAATATGGTCAACCTTGTGATGTTGTTGCAAAAGATAAATGTTTTTATTTTGCACACTCGGAAGATAAAGATGATGAGGGCGAGATAACTGAAACTAAATCACACTTTGATTTTGGTTTGTTTGGTAATCTAAATGGTAGTGAGTATGATAGTGAGGAGGGTAAAAAGTTTGCAGTTGCATATTTTAGGGAAGAATTAAAAGCTATGGATTGCAACCCAGATATCTATGCACAACAATCTGATAACAAAGATAACCCACACAAAACAAAACATGTTGAGGCTTGTATGAAAGCACTTGGATATAGTAATGGTTATAATAGTAGTAATGAAACAGGTATGACTAAAACTTTTAACGATCAATACTATCTTGATGTAATTGGAACATCTTATTGCAGATCAAGAGCAATCGCATGTACTAAAGATGAGTATGAAACTTTTAATGATTGGCGAATTGCAAAAGGTAATGTTGTATCTAAACACCAAACATGGATTGATACAATTATGAAACAATGTGATCAGTTAAAGATTGGATTGAAAGCATACAGGTATTTGAGTGAGGGTATTGAACTTGCAACAGAACTTGGAATACAAGTTGATGAGGCAGAGTTAATTAGAACTAACTCAACAGGTTTGACTATCTACAATCCAAGCAACTTGGCTAGTATGATTAAAGGCATGAAGAACAAACATCAATCAAGAGAGGCGAAGATATTGGCTAGAAAAAAATATGAAGAAAGTCTAAATTAAAGTTTGACAATTAGGACTATCTGTAATAGGATAGTCCTAATAACTAGAAAGGTATAATATGATAAAAGATAAAACATTTAGAATAACTTACAAAAAATCAAATGGCGAAACTATTACAAGGTTTGGAAAGTTTGATGACAAATGCAGATATTGGACTAGTAAAGTTGGTAGTGCATTAATCACTTATTTTGATTTAGACAAACAAGGATATAGAACTGCCAAAGGCAAATGGGAAGTGAGGTACTAATGAAACTATTGGGAATATTAATAGGATTTATAATTGCAATGTTAGGATTAATTATTGCAATACATTCAACTAGTCATGTCGTTGGATTACTAATGTTATTCGGTGGCATGTATTTAACTTTAAGTTGTCTACCTGCTTATGGAGAAAGGTTATTATAATGGCACAACAAAACGAAGAACATCTAGAAGTAATAAGCAAGAATAAGGCGAAAGCCTACGAAGAACAAAAGTCCATGCGTCAAGAATTAATAGATTGGGTTAATAGTTGTAGTGCAATGCACATGCAAGAACTTCACTCAGAAATGAGAAGAATGAAAAGGAGTTGGAATGCCAAATAAACATTTTTGCCAAGGACCAAGATGTCATGAACAAGTTACAACAGATAGATTTCTAAAATCTAGAGGTGTGATTAGAGGTCGTTATGCATATGCAACACTAGACCAAGGACCAAATCAATGGGGGTGGCAAGCACCAGACTCAGATAAATATTTCTGTAGTCAATCATGTAAATTTAGTTGGTTATCATTGAACATGGAAAACATTGAACATGGTCGACCGATTGAGTTCATCAGACACAGACGAGAGAGCCAAGGTTATGCCAAGGTCAAGAACGAAGAAGATCGTTGGGGTCCAGAATATTCTATTCAAAGGGTTGACAATGGACAGATTGTAGAGTAGGATTATCCTATTAACAGAAAGGAATATATGACAACAGAAAGAACAGAAGAACGTAAGAACAGATTTAACGGCGAGTCTGTTATGCTTACAAAAGAAGAGGCGAGAAGACATGATTGTATTTTCTTAGCTGAAGTAATGGCAACGTTGGACGATAAGAAAGTCGGACACGGTGCGTCCAAGCATTGGGATATAATGCGTGAACACTTGAATTGGTTTCGTGAACATAACGCGAAAGCATATATGGTTCTACTAGACTAGAACCAACCTTTCTTGCCCTGGTCCCTCAATAGAGGTACCAGGGCGCTCCCTAAATTTGAATTTTTATTATTATTAATATATAGATATGTATATAAAGGGGTCCCAGTATCATGCATTTATGCTAAGTTACATAAATACATAGCCTTAAAATACTTTTGGACTTTCTAAATTAAAGCTGTAAAAATTTTTTAGAAAATTTTTTCGAATGAGTTATGGATATAGATAAGTTAAAAAAGTTTGAGAAATTACCACCTGATGTAAAAAGACAATTAGCTTTGTATATGGCTAAATGGAAAGACAAGAAAAAACAAGCTGATATTAAAGATGACTTTATGGCTTTTGTTAAACACGTCTGGCCAGATTTTATTGAAGGATCACATCACAAACAAGTTGCTAAAAAATTTAATGATATAGCAAAAGGTAAAGTTAAACGTGTAATTATTAATATGGCACCTAGACATACAAAGTCTGAGTTTGCATCATATCTATTACCTGCTTGGATGGTAGGTCGTAATCCTAAATTAAAAATTATTCAATCAACTAACACAACTGAATTATCTGTAAGGTTTGGTCGTAAGGCTAAACAACTTATGGATTCTCCAGAATACAAAGAAGTATTTCAAACAAGACTTAAAGAAGATAGTCAGGCTGCTGGTAAATGGGAAACCCAACAAGGTGGTGAATATTATGCTGCTGGTGTTGGCTCTGCAATTACTGGTCGTGGTGCCGATCTCTTGATTATTGATGACCCACATACTGAACAAGATGCAATGAATGCACAAGCGTTAGATAGAACTTACGAGTGGTATACATCTGGTCCACGTCAACGTCTTCAACCTGGTGGAACAATTGTAATTGTAATGACGCGTTGGAATGAAAAAGATTTAGCAGGTCGTTTGATTAAAGCACAAAAAGAACCTAAAGCAGATCAATGGGAAGTAATTGAGTTTCCCTGCAATCCTACCAAACAAAAAACCCCTGTGGCCTGAATACTGGAACTTGAAGGATTTAGAAGCGGTCAAAGCATCAATTCCTCTTTCAAAATGGAATGCACAATACATGCAGAACCCAACCGGTGAAGAAGGTGCAATGATAAAAAGAGAATGGTGGCAAGATTGGGAAAAAGATTTACCACCTCTAGAACATGTTATTCAATCTTATGATACAGCGTTTATGAAAAAACAAACTGCCGACTATTCTGCTATTACTACCTGGGGTGTGTTTACACCAAGTGAGGATAGTGGACAATGTTTGATATTATTAGATGCAATTAAAGATAGATATGAGTTTCCTGAGTTACGTAGGGTCGCCATGGAACAGTATGGTTACTGGAAGCCTGAGACCGTAATCATTGAGTCTAAAGCATCTGGACTGCCGCTAACTTATGAGTTGCGGAAAATGGGGATACCTGTTATAAACTTCACACCCTCTAAAGGTAACGATAAACATACGAGGGTTAACAGTGTCTCTCCGCTGTTTGAGTCAGGGAGAATATGGGCGCCCAAAGATATGGACTTTGCACAGGAAGTTATCGAAGAATGTGCAGCCTTTCCATATGGAGATCACGACGATTTAGTGGATTCCATGACCCAAGCTGTTATGAGATTTAGACAAGGTGGTTTGATTCAACACCCTGAAGACTATCAGGATGAGGAGATGCCACAACAACAAAGGACGTATTACTAGCTATGGCTAATCCTATCAAAATTTATAAAACACTTGAAGAAGCATATAATGCTTTACTAAAAGGTTTCAGGTCTATTAAAAACAGAGATCCAGATATAATTGAAAACCAAATGCTTAAAGCAGAAGCTGAAGGTAAGATTAAATCTCAAGGTGATAACATTTCTATTTTTCCAGAAGGAAAACCTGAAGGCATCATGAGTCAGGCTCCAGGAATTAAATCTGGTGAAGTCGTTGAAGCTGTATTTAAACCTGGAATGGATAAGAGAGGTAAGATGGTAAAAGAATCACCAAGTCAAAGACAAGCTGATTTAGATAGACCATTTGTAACTGAAGATGAAATGTCTGCATTTACCATGGAAGAGAATGCAAGAAAATTAAATAAAGCTAAAGGCTTCATTGATAAGTTAGGTGCAAAATCTACAAGACAAAAATTATTTATAGCAGACTTAGTTGAAGACGCAGGTACAGGTGTATTTCAAGATGTAGATATGGGTGCAGTTGTTAGATCTAATATGTTTGATGACTTATTAGAACAAGGTATTGATGATGATTTACTTACAAACATTATGTACTCAGGAACTAAATCAGATGACTTTGCAACTACACTTGCAAAGATTAAATCAAATGCCATGGATGAAGGTGTTGATATAAATGAGACTGTAGATTTCTATGAAAGAGTTTTTGATGAAGTAGCTAGAGTTAAAAAAGCTATGGGTGGTAGAATAGGTTATGCTGTTGGTAGTTTACCAAAAGGAATTCAAAAGTTAGTACAAGCTTTAAATAAAAAATTTGGTAAAGACACAGTGAAGACTGCTGATGAAATGGATAGACCTAAAGATGTACAAGCATTTGATGACTTTGAAACTAGAAATCCAAATCCAAAAAGACAATTAACAGATGATGAGATTAGAGATTATGAAACTGAGTTAGGTGATAGTGAAACTTGGATGAATGATGGCACTGTTGGTGAAGCTGAAAAAGCTTTAAAAGATCGTAGAGAATTTATAGCTGATATGGAATTACAATATAAAAAAGGTGAACTAAATCCAGGACCAGGTGAAAAAGGTAGAAAAGAATTTTTACAAAATAAAATGGATGAGATGGAAGCAAGTGGTGATAAAAGATTAATGACACCAGATGAGATTGATGAGCTGTCTACATTTGATATGGGTACAGAGTTAGAAGGACTAAGATCTTTAGGTGCAAATAAATTAGCAGAACGATTCGAACTTAAACAAAGGTTTCCAGGTTTAGATGATGCATTAATAGATAGAATTTTAGTTGATGATAATCCACAAAGAAAAGCCGAAGTACTAGCAACTATAGAAGAGTCTTATAAAATGTTAGAAAAAGGAATGGATCCAGGAGATATTATTGAAACATTTAAAAATACATCTAGACGTAAAAATGCACAAGGCGGCCTAAACTACTTGATGGGACTATAATGTCTGAAGTAAACAAGATAGCAAACTACAATCAAATGATGTCTTGGTTAACAAGACCATCTACACCTCAAACAGAAACTAGAGAAAACTTTGCTGAAGCAGGATCTGCTAAAGGAAGATTTTCTAAAGACACAAACAAAGGAAGGCTAAGAGAGTATTTAAATAATTTATCAAAAGGATCAACAATCAATAGACAAGAACTTATAAAAAAATTTAACATGGAAAAAGCTGCAGGGTCAGTTAGTGAAGTTTTAAATGAATTTCCAAATAAATTTAATTTTATTAATCCTGTAAAAGGAGTTTCAAAAGGTCCTCAAATAAAAGCAACTCAATCTCAAAAAAATTTAGCACCTTTATTATTTGATAAGGAATATGATGAACTTACAATAAATGAAAGAAGTAAAATTACTTCTGGTAAATTTGATAAAAATACAATGACTCCAATTAGAAGAGCTAAAATGTATGATCCTATTGCTTTAAGAGATTTTGGAAAAAAATGGAGTGAATTAACTGAAAAAGAAAAAGAAAGACTTAGAGATGGTAAAGGACCTGTTGATCCCAATAGAATTCCAACTAATAAAGCAAAAGTACAAAAAGAATTGTTAGAGTTATCCAAAGATCCAGAAATTATGGATATATTTAAAAACCCTAATAGAACTAAGTCACAATACACAAAAGATCTTACAAGAGTAAAAAAAAATACTTGGAAAAGATACTAATGCTGTTGCTAGATTAACACAACTTGCCTCTGCTATATTAGGAGACACTCCTGTCCCTGGTATATCTACAGAATTAAAAGAAGGTGCAGATGTTATTTATAATAATTTACCACATACAAAAACTCAAAGAGACTTAGATGAATTAAAAATAGGTAAGAGTGTTGGTGAAAAAAGTATTAAAACAACAAAATCAGAAATAAGAAAATCACCTGGTTATGTTTTTAGTGGAGACTACAATATTGATGAAGTTGGAGGTGCCACTTCTTCTGTAAGAAGAGGAACTACACCTTATGGAATTTTTGGACAGATAATAGACAGAGATATAAATAAAAAAGATAAAATGTCTTTTGATGGTAATAAATCAAAAAAGAAAAAACATTACAAGATGCAATCAAAACTAAAAATCCAAAATTAATTAATGAAGCTCTTAGAGATTTTAACAAATTAGTTTCTGACTATGAACAAAAAATAAATAAAGATATTCCTAAAGGTGATCTTAAAGTAAGATTATTTAAAGCATCTTTAGATAGTCCTAAAAACACAATAAAAAATTTTGATAATTTTAATCCTGAATATAAAAAAGCTTTTTTAAATAATTATAAAAATAAAGGTTATTCTTTTAATGTTCCAAAAGATATTAAAACTATTCCACAAATAGCACAAGACGTGCAGAATCCAAAAATAATACAAAAAATTGGACAACGTGCAGAAGCAGGAAGTGCAAGATTATATTCTAAATTACTTCCAGGATTAGAACAAATAGCACAAGGAATAAAAAACATTCCTGATGATATTGCAAAGAAAAAATATTTTACGCTAGGTTTAAAAGCATTAGGTCCACTTGGAACTTACATTGCAGTTGACGATACTTATGAAGCATTGAAAGCAGGGAGACCTGTTGCCGAAGCCCTGGAGTATGGTTTGATTGGAACTAATCTAATTGGTTCTGCAAAAGATTTAATGGCTCTATCTCCTGAAGAAAGAGAAGCAAGATCTGTTGTTAAACAAGCTGAGATGGCTGATCAAATTGCTCAAGACGAATCTATGTTAGATAGTGATTTTGAAACTCCAAAAGTTAAATCGGATTTAACTAGAGAAGAAGCAGAAGAAAAATTTGAAGCTGCTAAAGCTAGAAGAAAACTTGAAAGAGAATCACAAGAAGCAGACATTGCTAAAGCAAGAGCTATTAGTATGAGTGGTTTAAAAGATTTAATAACAGGTAAAAGATTTGCAGGTCAAGAAATACCAACACAATATATGGCGGCAGGTGGACGTATGGGTTTTGCAGATGGACCCGATGATCCTTCAAGAAGAAAGTTTATGAAAATTGCTGGAGGTATTGCATCTATACCATTAGTAGGTAAATATTTAAAACCTGCAATGGTTGCTGCACCTAAAGTTGTAGAAGTAGTCAAAAGAAGCGCTGATGGTATTC